GCTATGCTACCGCCGGTTGACCAAGCGATGCGTTTGATATTAGCAGACACTACAGTTTCTAATGCAGTGTTTGTAGATAATTGACTTATATTAACATTTACGGTTGAAGCACCTTCTACCCTAATAATACTAGGGCTTCTTAATTGGTTTGTTATTTCAAATGCCATTTTATTTTATTCCTATTGAGGTTCGGCGCCGCATAGACATTTTTCTTCTAAGTAATGTTCTAGTTAACTTTGCTCTTCCTTTTGTGTTCCAATACTTTTTTAATTTCCTAGATTTCTTTATTCTTGATATTGCAGATATACGCTTAACTGTATTTCCAGAAATTCTAAAACCTTTTATTGCAGACTTTCTTATATTTCTTTGAAGTACAATTCTTCCTTGTTTATTTCTTCTTATTCTTCTTCTTACTTTAGAAATTCTTCCTATAGTTTGAACATTAGCCTCATCTACAATTTCTACTTCTTCATATATATCTGCTGCTACAGTGCGTTTTATTTCCTCTAATTTCTTAGAAGAAATTTCATTCAATTGAGCATAAATTATTTCTTTTGCTTCATTATATTTATGCTCAATTAATAAATTAATAAAATTCATTTTGCTTTACTGAATGCAAAATCTGATGCTTTAGAAAAATGACCAGGTGATTTATGAACCATATCTGCAAATTTCTTTTTGTTTAATGGATTAAGTGCTTTATGTACTTGTGTTATTGCAGATGCTGTATATTGGTCAACTTTACGAGTTTCGCCAGTAGCGAACTTAACTTTCTGAGCAGATTTACCATCTACAATTTTATGTAAAGTGTCCATTACATTTTCTACTATGTCTTGTTCTTCAACTACTTCCTCTGATTGTATATCTCCAGCACCAGTTGTCTTAAATGGTATTGCAAAATCTCTATCTAATTTTTGATTATGATATGTCGCAACTTTAAGATTACCTGGATATAATCTTACCGCAGTTCTTTTCAGTAATAAAATAAAAGGTGGCTCTTTATGTACATCTTCACTAATAATTTCTGGCTCATCTATTTCTTCCGAAACTGCTTTACGAGTTTGTCTAAAAATTTGTGAATTATTTGTAATTAAATCCACCATTTTATTAAAAATGTTTTGAATGATTGCTCGGTCTGCTACTGAAAAATTAGGTTTTTCTTCCGACATTTTTCCTAAGATGGTATGCAATCTTTGAATTTGCGCCTTATTACCTAATCCAGCACGAATAAGGGCATCAAATTTAGAGAAATCTTGTTTCTCTTCTAGTTCAATTAAATTTTTAAACTCAGATAATAATTTCATTTTGTTACTGTTGTATTAGGCTCTGGGTCGGTTACTTTTTTCTTAGGAACTATTGGTGGTGGTATTTTCTTTATTTTATTATACGCATTAGGGTCATCACTATCCATCATTTTTTTACCTTGTTCAGGCGTTACTTCATTAGCTTCTTCTTGCATTTCAGGTTCTGGTTGATTTCCGCCAAAAAGTGTAGAAGCAATTTCTTGTTTTCTAGAATTTAATGCTTCAAATGCAGTAGACGAAATCAATTCTTCTAATGCACCTTTAGCATCAGAACTTTCTCCTGCTCCTAGTAAATCTATAAATTGTCTTGAGTCCATGTTATTCCTTTTATTATCTATTTATTAATTTTCTACTAAACTTTTGTACAACATTATCTAAATCTGGTGTTTCGGATTCTGTTGTGTCTTTTTCTGTCACATTATCTTCTGGTGGCAATTCTTCTGGAGTAGCTTGTTCTTGACTCGCTGGGTTTCCGTCAGGACCAACTTGAACTGGCGCAGGTTCTGAATCTATTTGTTTTTTCATTTCTTCTAATTCATCGTCAGTCAAATGTAAAACATTTTTATTTACCCACTCTTGTGAGTAATATCTACCAACATATGGATCTATTAGTGTTAAAGTTTGCAATCTTTGAGTTAGTAATTCTGCATCTCGTAATTCTGTAAAATTATTATCTTTTATGTAATCATAAAATATATCTTCTTTAAAAGTTTCCCATTCTTCTTGAGAACATATACCCTTTAAAGACAGTTGTACTTTTAATGCATGGTCAAAAATTTGAGAGAATTTATTACGCAATTTTACAATAAATTTATTAAATTTTAATTCATCTCGGGTAACTTCGGTTGTTCTTCCTAATCCAACTAATCCACCGCCTTGTGGTTCAAGTCTAGAGTATGGCACATTTAATGATTGTAATAATTTCTTTTGGAAGTATTGAACATCTTCCATTTGACCAAGATTTTGACCAGCAGGTAGTGTTGTTATCTCTGTGCCTTTACCGCCTTCTCTACGAGGTAACCAAAAATCTTCAAGCATTGACATGTGTTTTCTATCATCACGCAATTCACCAGTTTGAGCATCATACACAACTTTATTTTTATACTTAATCATAACATCACGTAGATATTGTTCTGCTTTACCTTTAGGTAAATTGCCAACATCTATATAAAACACTCTGCGTTCTGGTGCTCTTGACACTCGGTAGATAACAATTGCATCTTCAATCATACGCAATTGATTTAAAGGTTTTATTGCTTTATGTAAGTATGAAATGATAAAAGTATTTTTTGCATCCATCATACCTGAAGTCACATTTATAATGGAATCAGGAGCAATTTTTAAACCGGAATTTACAGACCCAGCCGAACCAGCCGAATAGTTATTTGTAGAACTAATTTTATCATTATAAACATAATACTCAGCTAACGATTTAATAATATCAGCATTTGTTTTGATATCTTTACCTTTTTGTATCTCACGAACTTTTCTAATTTTTCTTGGGTCAATGTATCTTAATTCTTGTATACCTTCTTTAGGATTTTTTTCGTTAACAATTATATGAAAGTAAATTCTTCCGTCAACATACCAGCGTCTAAAAATATCATCTGATAAATTAGAAAAATTTAACATACTTAATATGCTCTTAAATTCATCTCTTATTTTTTTCTTAATGGATTCTGGTTGTTTTAAGTCATCCATCTTAATGTCAACAACTTTACCTTTATCATCATGGCTAATTGCTTCATCAACAATTTCAGTGATTGCCATATCACACTCTGGATGATTTGCCATTTCACGATAGCGTGTAATTAATTCCAATTCATTACGAACGGAACCTTCTAAATCTACATAAGTACCGTAATGAGAATTTTGTGTAATTGTAACTGCGCCGTCATCCAACGTGTCTGTTGGAAGCGCAAAAGAAGATTGTTCAGGTGCTTGTTTCTGAACAATATCTTTTTCACCTAATGTGAAACCGAATAGCTTGATTGCCAAGGTTATTTCCTTTACATTATAAAAAAGAGGGAAACGTGAGTTCCCCTCCTACTTAGACTACTGCATCCTCTACTGATTCCCACCATTGATAGGTAAGATTAACAGTAAAATCTTCAATCGCATCATTAGAACCCCAATCAACATCAATTGCTGAAAGGTCTGTTGGGAATAATCCAATAAATTTGTATTTCTTCAGAACAGAACCTGATTTTCCGTATTGACGAACTTCACCATCCACACTATAACCTAATTGTGTTGCCGCAATTGGGTTACGAATATTTAGATTGTGACTATTGATACCATTCATCCAACGCTCAAATGCATTTCTGATAAGGAAATCTTCATCATTAATGATGGTGATACTCCAATCTTGAAATGACCTATTTCCAGCAAATTTTAATTCTCGTCCAAAATATTGGATTGGAATTGTTCCTAATGATGAACCTGGCAATTGAGCAGTTTTACATAAAAAACTCAATTTAGTTTGTGCATTTCCGGGCAAAGAGTATGCGGGAAAAGGAAGCGTGACTTCAAATAAATTTGGTCTTGCTCCATCTCCCTGCATCTGAGAGCGGAATTCGTTAATGTTAAATGCCATTTATTTTTCTCCTATCTCTCTATATTTATTAAAATTTTCCAACAATTTCTTCAAATGCTACGCCAGTTCTTACTGCAACGAAATTCAGTTGAATGAAATTGATAGACCGTGCCGGTTTAATGTATATGTCACCAACAAATTGATTCTGGTCAATAATTTCTGCTGTGTTATTTGTTGTATCACATACAACACGGAAATCATATATTCCTCTGCGTCCCTGTACATCTCGCAAAAATGGTTCTACAAGATTAATGAAAGATGCTCTTGTAAATTCATCATTGAATTCAAACAAAGAAGACCTTGCTGCTTTAGCAATAGATTTTTCCAATACGATGAACAATCTTCTAACATTTATTCTATCAAATGTACTTGGTTTATTCGTTAGTGTTTTATCTCCATATAGAATAGTGCCTTCACCAGGAAAAGTAACAACAGGATTAACGCCTACTTTATATAAAGTATCACGTTCTGCTTTTGTTGGATTCCAAGCAAGTTTAACAACATTTTTAATAACACCTCTATTTAATCCAGCAGGTGAAAACCATGGGTCTCTTTCATTATCTGTTCTAACACATAGTCCAGCAATATCGCCGTTTAGAGGCACCCAACGATAAACATCATTATACTTATCAAATTGATATTTCCAACCTGTATCCATGACTGCATAACTAGAGCGAGTGTAACCTGTATTTTGATTTACTGTCGTTAATATGTTGGTGACTTCTGCACCAGCGGCAGCATATACAACATCACTCTTTGGCGGAGAAACAAAAACTACACAATCTTTACGACTTTCAGCTAAAGCAATTAAATAATTAGGAATTGTTGTTCCAGTAGTAGGACCAGCCATTATTAATGAAACATCTACAGCATCTGGATTAGCAAATTTATCTGAGGAAGTGTTGATATTACCTGCTGTAGGTGTTACGTCTATTCCACCAGATAATGTTGCAGTATTTGCTGCCGCCATATTTGTATAAGTTACTGCACCAGCAGAAGAGGTACCCCAATTTGCTTTATAATGCCCGCCCCACCATAAATATTTTGAGCGAGAATTTATTACATCTACATAGTAATTAGAAGAACCGTCTGGATTTTTAGCATCGGATGCTTTAGAAACAAATGCAAATTTTTCTAGAATTGTTCCAGCTGTGCCTGATAGTAAACCTGTAACATCTAAAACTATAATGTGCATTTCATCATTAGCCGAACTTCTATCCGAAGCCCAAGTTGAAGTTGCAGGTATAGAATCAAACTCTCCAGAATAAGCCCAAGCTGAATATAAAGTAGTATTTGATAGGGAATCGGTTATAGAAACTTTGATAGAATTTCCTAAAGCTCCAGCCCATTTTGCATGAAAACTTGTTGCAGTATTTGATGAATGATTTTGTTCATAATCAGTATTATTTTCAATTAATACTGTGGTAAATGATGAATTTGCAGTAGCATTTTTAGCGTTAGCGCCAACAGAACGAACAACTCTTAAATCCGAACCATAAGAAAGAAAGTTAGCTGCGGTAAAAAAAGTCTCATAAGTATTTGCATTAGGTTTACCAAATCTTTCTGCAAGTTGTACTTCATTGTTAATGATAGTGATTTCGTTAGCCGGTCCCCATGTGAATGCGCCGGTTAAACCTCCTATTGTAGTTGCAACAGAAGGAACCACTGTTGTCAAGTCAATTTCAGAGACATTAACACCTGGTGATAATTGGAAAGCCATTTTGTGTTCTCCTTTTTATTATTATAGAACTAAATTGTATTATCTATTTATGATTTTATAAAGTTGACGAAAAATACCCTCTGTTCTTAGTTAAAGTCCAGAGGTCTTCGCCATCAAAGTGTTTTTGTTCTTCCAGCCCGTCATTCAAAATACCCATAGGCAACATTTCTTCGTCCATTTGAATGTTTCTTTCGTCCAACAATTTCTGCCTAACATCGGAATTTGTGATTTCTTTAAAATAACTTTGTGCTGTTAGCCATGAAAATAGTACCAAAGTCATTACAATATCATCATTATTGCCTTCTTCGGCGGAATAAGAATCTTTATTCCGCACGAATGTATTTAGTTCGGCGATAGTGTCAAAATCTGGAGTAGAAAGTTTATCGCTCTCAATCAATGTCTTTAAATTAGCGCAACCAATCTTTTTTACTGTTTTGGAAGTTTTAACCCCATAAGCTGCGCCTTTTTTAAACCCACTTGAAATGTGTTGTCCTTTTATCTCATGGCTTTCAATTCTAAATATATTTTCATATTCCAAATCAAAATGTAAAATGTCAACAACTTGCTGACCAATATTATTAGTCTCTACTAGTATATAAGCGCGGTTATATTTATTGGCAATATTATAAACCATTGTAGGAAAGATAAGAGGAGATATCTTATTATCCCGGTACTTAGCAACATGTCTATAAGGTATCTCTGTTACATCAACTATTGAAACCACCGAATAATCTCTTGCAACTCCTTCGGCTGAATCTACAATAGCAATATAAGTATGCCCAGATTTTGGTTCTTCGTATATATCAATACCTTCTTTTGACGATAATGGCTTACTGAAAACAAGAGATTTTAACTTAGAACCCGGTATCAATGTAGCCGAAGAGCCTAAAAATTCACATTCAAATTCCTGCCTAAATTGCTCTTCGCTTGTGTTCCTAATCGTTTCATCTTTCCATTTTTCATCACGCCCTGGCACCATAGACCAGTGTACCTCAAAAGGTATGTAA